ACGGTTCAAGTTAAAAGACTTAATGAAGAAGAAAAAAATGGTTATTAAAAATATTAGAGGATAAAATGGATAAAAACAAAATCTTAAAAGAAAAGTATGATTGGCTCGAAAAAGATGATTTTTGGAAAGCCTTTAATACTTGGGTTATTAAACACGATGCGGTAATGAGAATCGCAGAAGAAGAAGGCATTGAGTTTACAAGTAATCCGAATGTCATTTATACAAATGACCATTCAAGCGTTGTTGTGTTTGGATCTGGCTCACTACCGGGAACAGCAACAACAGATCGCAAAACCCAATGGACAACGGGTGAAGCTTCCCCCGAAAATTGCAAGAATCCGTATTTGTTTGCAATGGCAGAGAAAAGATGGAAAGACCGATTAACATTAATGCTTGTTGGGTTGTATCATTTAGGTTTTTATTCAGAAATTGAAGCGGATGATTTTGCACAACCAAATGAAGAAGATTTACAAGCGGAAACGGACAATTGGGATTCATACAGAGACAATCCGCTTGGATTCACAAAACACAAACAAAGCAAATGGTCTGAAGTTGATGATGGGTTGCTTGTATGGATCATAAATAATGTTAATAAACAAAAATATATTAGACGTGCAGAAAACGAATTAGAATATCGTGCCGGATTGGAGAAATAAACAATGGGACGACTTAATACGGAGTTTCGCAAAGGCACAAAGTTTGATGGGAGTGGAAAAGACACTAATGACCAAACGTCTGGTGATAGGAGAGAAGCCAAGCGTGAACGATTTGACGGTGTATCAACTCCACAAACTATTGGTGGAATTGCGAAGGATATGGAACAAATCACAAAAGAAATCCAAGAAAACCACGAGGAAATGATAATCACTTTGAATAGTATGAGTTCGGACATTAAATTGATACAAAAAGATATTGATGATATTAGGGAAAACTATTTATGAGTAAAAACCAAGAAACCAAGCCAATGAAATACACAACATATTATTTTTATCCCCAAAATTCTGAAGAGCCACAAATTGTGATGATTGTCCATAAGGACGAACTGAACAAACAAAGAGGACCATTTAAAAAGACGTGGAGAAGGTTCGAATCAAAAGGATGGTCAATCCAAGAAATCAAACCAAAGGAGAAAAAGTATGCGAAAAAATCAATACATCCGCAAACAGGCGAACTCGTTTGACCGTTTTATCGGTTATTTTACAGGAGTTTTTGTTCTTTACCTTGTTTGGCACATATTAAGGGCAATTGCTAACGGAACTCTTTGATGGCAAAGCGATTCATTGATACCGGTTTATTCCGAAAAAAGTGGATTCGACAACTTGATCCAAATATGAAATTATTTTGGATTTACTTACTAACTGATTGTGACCACGCCGGAATCTGGGACGTGGACGTTGAACGTGCTTCTTTTCAAATTGGTGTTCAACTTGATGAATCAACCATATTAAAAACCTTCAATCGTAAGATCGTACCGTTTAAAGACGGTAAATGGTTTGTACCTAAATTCGTTGATTATCAATATGGAGAATTGAATGAAAAGGTAAATGCACACAAGTCTGTGATAAAGTTATTAACAAAATATGGATTATATGTGGATAACCAACTGTTGCCCAACAGTTCGGCAACTGTTAAAGTAAATAATTTAACTGTTAAAGATAAAGATAAAGATAAGGATAAGGATAAAGATAAGAAGAAGGAACAGATAAAAAAAATTAACTTATCAGAATTGAAAGAAAAATTCCCAAATAAAAATGTAGAATTTGAATTTGCCAAGTGGAATGATTATATGCTGTCTAAAGGAAAAACATATAGGGATTATTCTGCCGCATTTCGAAATTGGCTTCGCAACGACCAGTTCGACAAGGTAGAAAAAAAGTCTTTAGAGGATCAATTCAAAAAAACACCAACAGGATTATTTAAAGCATTCTGTATGAAATGCGGAAAATCACATTATCCAAATGAATACCAAATAAAACAAAGTTCAAGTTGTTGCGGTGTTGATTGGTTGCCAAATCCGAAGGGTAATTAATGCAGTCATTGAGTTGGAGAGTTAATGCGTTGAAACGAAGATGGTTAAAAGCCATCGTCAATAAGTTGCCAGAAGGCGAAATAATGAGAAGAAAAAAAGATTATATACAAGCGTTAGAAAATGCCGAAGAAACCAAGCCGAAAAACATTAATAAAGAATCTTGATAAAGCCGTATCAGAATACATTAGAAAACGAGACGGACAATGCGTTCAATGCGGTACTCAAGAACGCCTCACGAATGGTCATATATTCACACGGCGTTACCATTCAACACGGTTTGACATATCCAATGACGGCAATTGCCACACGCAATGTTGGTCACACAATTTTGCTCACACCTACCAACCTTATGAATATTACAAGTGGTACATTGGCAAATTCGGACAAAAGAAGTTTGACAAATTATACAGGCGGCATAAGACCGTGCAAAAATTTAAAAACCACGAATTACAAGAATTATTAGATGAAATTAAAGGCACATCAAAGAATTATTAGAGAACAAATGTGTATTGAAGAAGAACATAATTTATTTGGAAAATGGTGGGAAAAAATAGATATAACAAAGAATAATGCTGTCGTTAAGGAGATAACCAGAGATACCGCATTGCCTGTTATTGAAAAGTATGAATGGCTTGGTACTTTGCCTGTAAACTATAAAAAATTTGCAGGTTTATATTTTAATTCTGCTCTTGCGGGTGTTGTTTGTTTTGTTGATGTCAAATTTGGCGGAAAATTTACCTTATTTAATTATCCGGCAATATGTCTTGGTAGAGGTGCGTGTGTGCATTGGTGTCCAGATTACGGGGCATCTTTTCTGATTCAAAAAAGTTTAAAATTGCTTTTTAGCAAAAGCAATCCAAAATATGTTGTCGCTTTTACAGATTCAAAAGCCGGAGAGATTGGCACAATTTATCAAGCCTGTAGTTGGATATATTTAGGTAGTAAAAAAACAAAGGAATGGATTGATAAAAATGGAAAAAGATATGATATAAATACACCTTCTGTTCGTGCTGTTTCTGGATTTGCAAGAAAAAACAATAAAGATTTAAAAGCTACAAAAGAACAAAGAAATGAACAAATATTAAAAATGAAAAAAGAAGGATATGAGTTAGTAAATGGACCAATGCGTGGAAAATATGCAACAATTGTTGGAATGAAAAATAAAATTTATAGACAAATGTTAAAAAAATTATTAAAAAATAAAAAACCATACCCAAAAAGACCAGATGCGGTGGAAGTATCAAGAGAGATACGCACTAATACCATTGGTGAAGGCGAGGGGCAGTACCTCGACACCGCTCAATAATTATGAGTTATAATAATACAAACGAAAAGGAATACGAATCAATGGACAAACAAGTTGCAATCAGTTTGAAAAAAGCGGCAGAAGTCACAGCGAAAAATTATTCTAATACTGATCGTGACAACAACTTTAATGGTGAGGGATTTTGGATTGATGAAATAATACCTTTGTCGGCACAATCTGCAATGGTAATATATGAAAAGACAACGGGCAAAAAGGCATTGGCACATTTTATACACATAAGAAAGCAAAAAAGATGGATGTACTATTTTATGGGTGCGGCACACTTTTTAAACTTACATTTACTAACCGAAAAATATGCGGATATTGAGAAACACAATTTCAAATTGAACTTTGAACACATACCAAAGGACAAATATGAGAGCAATATGCCCGAAATGTAACTCCACACATAGCAAAAAGAAGGGTATTGTATATTCAAATTCTTTTGAATGCAATATGCAACGGTGGCTTTGTAAAAGTTGCGGTAAACAATACCAGACACCAATTGAATCTCCAAGAATTGATTTGCCGAAGATTCTACTGTTTGACATAGAAACATCATTGATGGAAGTATATGTTTGGGGATTATATAAACAATTCATTCCACATACGAACATCATCAAAGACAAGAACGGAAACGAAAAGACTTGGTATGTTTTATCGTGGGCGGCAAAATGGCTATATGATGACCATATACAAAGCGATATAGTCACACCAAAAGAAGCGGTTGCAAGGAACGACAGACGAGTGTTGGAATCTATCTGGAAATTATTAGATGAAGCGGATATTGTTATTGGTCACAATGGGGATAGATTTGATATAAGAAAACTAAATGCACGATTTATTGATAATGAAATGATCCCGCCGTCACCATATCGAACCATTGATACGCTAAAGGTGGCACGAAAAGAATTTGCTTTTGTTTCATATAAACAAGATTTCCTAACAAAACACTTTAAATTAGAGCAAAAACTTTCAACAGAGTTTCAATTGTGGGTAGATTGTATGCACGGAAATCAATCAAGGCTTGATGAGATGCAAGAATACAACCGCCACGATGTTATGGGATTAGAAGACGTATATTTAAAACTGCGTCCTTATATCAAAAACCATCCAAATCTGGGTGTATTAATGGATATGGATGTATGTCCGAATTGTGGATGTGAACATATAGACGAAACGGATTCGGTTTATTTCACAACGGCAAACCAATTCCCGGTATATAGATGTCAAGGCTGTAAAACTCCATATATCAGACACAAAAAGAACTCTAATCAAGTACAAACCAATATGAGAAGTGTGCCAAAATGAAGATTTTAAAGAAAAAAGAATATGAAGAATTGATGGATCGGCTGAAAGGAAGAAAAGCCGAAATAGATGAATTGACAAAAAAGGTTGAAAGCTTAACAGACGAAAAAAGAAGGCTACAAAGGGTAATTGGTCTAATGCACCAAACAATCGTTAAATGGAAAGCCAAGAAGGTCGGGAATCTTCGTGCTGTAACTGAAATATCCAATTGGTTTGAATTGAGGGACAATGGAAGCTGAAAAAATATATCCGTATCTATGTAAACACGTTTCTTGTTTAGAAGAAGCGAGGTATGAATTTAGTGATGCAAAAACAATAAAGACCGAACAAGATGACGGATTAATAAAAGAAGAAATAAAAACAATCATACTTGGTCATTCGTGTGAAGATCATTTTGACGATGTTAAAAAACTTTTAAAGAAGATACATAGAGGGCAAAGAGAATAATCTTAAGCAAATTAACCCTAAATCAGAATAAAATAAGGTTTAGGCGTGGTTTTACTTTAAAAAATGAGATTAAACAAGGTTGGCAAACCCTTTGTCCTCAAGAATTAAAGGACGATTATGGAAATACAAGCAGATAATATTTGGATGATTTTCGTTGCTAATCGTTGGTACTACGTCAAGGACTTTAAATATCTTGATAACCATAGATTTCTTGCGGCAGTAGAAGAAGAACTTGATGGAAACCCGGCAAATATTATAAGTATTACCGGCAACATAGATAATATTATTATAGAATATATGAGTGAGTATATGAATACAGACGATCCAAAAGATTATCTTAAAGAAATGAAACATTTTTGGAAAAAAGATGCCAAATAAAGAAAGTAAAAGAAGAAAACAATTAAAGGCAAAGAAGCGTAAAGCAATTGCCGAATACAAAGCAAAGAAACGAAGGGAGAAAAAAGATGCCAGAAAAGCAATACGTCAACAAATGCAAGATAGTTGAAAAAGAGTTCGACAATGGCGGAAGTGTAATGAATTGTGCATTTAATGTTGATGAACTACAATCAATAGCACAAAATGGATGGGTTAATATAACAATAGCCAAAAGACGTGAACCATCTGAAAAGGGTGCAACACATTACGCATATAAGAATGAATATAAGCCAAAAGAAACTCAATCTGACGAACTTCCCTTCTAATGGATGCGGTTGTCAAATTAGCGGGTTCGATATTGTCAATGGGTGTTGGAATGATTTTGTTTGCCTTTGGTCTGGTGTTGTTATTTGTAATTACCGATGAAATATATAAATACTTTATGAAAAAATAATGCAAGGTTACAACGAAGAAGCGGCGGAACAGGCTACAAAAGCAAGGAAACGATTGAACGTGTGCAAATTAGCAGCGGAATATCTTTATTGTAAAGACCAATACGATTCAGATGAAATGAAATTCGCAGAAGCGACAGAAAAGGCTTGGCATAAGTTTACGGAACTACAAAAGGAAGTATTTTATATGCACGTTGTACAAGGCTTCTCATTTACAGGAATAGGTGACATAAAAGGATATTCTCCTCGTAATGCTCAATACCATTTCCAATATGCTTCCAAAAAAATTCAAAGTTTTTTAAAGTAAAGTCTTTAAAATATACTTCAAATCGCTGTAATAGGGTAGAGGGGTGACCTATTGCCCTACCCGCATTTCTGGCAAATCAGACGATAGACAGGCGGTAAACAGGAAAATGGGCGTACCTCTTTCCGGAAAGATGATACGATACAATTATAAAAAGTTGGGATCAAGATAAATGCCAAAAGGCAAAGGAACCTATGGTTCTAAACGTGGCAGACCGCCAAAGAAAAGAAGCGGAACGTCAAAAGGCAAAAAAAAGAAATAATGCCTAAAAATGGCAATATCACAACTGTTCAATACGATGTCAAAAATTTGATATTCGCTGAATACAATCCAAGAGAATTGACACAAGACCAACATCAAGACTTAAAAGATTCAATTACACGCTTCGGCTTTGTTGATCCTTTAATCGTTAATACGCACAAAGAACGCAAGAATATATTAGTTGGTGGACATCAACGCTTACGAATAGCCAAAGAGTTGGGGTATAAAGACGTTCCTTGTGTTGAGGTTGATCTAACACCAGACAAAGAAAAAGAATTAAATGTCCGACTTAATAAGAATACAGGACAATGGGATTGGGATGCGTTAGCTAATCATTTTGACGTTGGTGAATTGTTAGAGTGGGGATTTAGTGAAGATGAATTACAATTTACAGAGCCAGAAGAAGTACAAGGCTTAACAGATGATGACGATGTACCAGAGGTTGAGGAATCAATTACAAAGCAAGGCGATTTATGGATATTAGGCGAACATCGTTTATTGTGTGGGGATGCGACAAAGAAAGAAGATGTGGAACGATTGATGGATGGCGAGAAGGCTGAATTATTACACGCTGATCCACCTTATGGAATGGGAAAGGAAAAAGATGGAATCGTAAATGACAATCTTTACCGTGAAAAATTAGATGCCTTTCAAATGGAATGGTGGGAATCATTTAGGCCATATTTAGACGATAATGCGAGTGCTTATATCTGGGGTAATACTGAAGATTTGTGGCGGTTGTGGTATGGACTGTTGAAAGACACAGAAAGATTAACATTTAGAAATGAAATTGTTTGGGATAAACAAAATGAAGGGAATCCAACATTAAGAGTATGCGGTTCAACTTTCAAATCTGATCGAAGTTTTACCCAAAGTGAAAGATGTTTTTTCTTTGTATTAGGTGAACAAGGATTTAATAATAACGCTGATAATTATTGGGAAGGTTGGGAATCAATACGGCATTATTTAGATGAAGAACGAAAAAAAATGGGATGGAAAGTAAGCGATATAATAGAGATCACAGGCAAAACATCCGCATCTCATTATTTCACAACTTCTCAATGGATGTTTCCAACTGAAAAACATTACAGAGCAATTCAAACGGCATCAAAAAACGATGCTTTCAAAAAAGATTACGATGCTTTGAAAAAAGATTACGATGCTTTGAAAAAAGAATTTTATGAAACACGGTCATTTTTCGATAGCACACACGATACAATGACAGATGTATGGCAATTTAATAGGGTAAAAGGTGAAGAACGGCACGGACACGCAACACCCAAACCTGTTGTGATGATTGAAAGAATTATTAAATCAAGCAGTCAGGAAAAAGTCATCGAGCCGTTTCTTGGCTCTGGCTCAACACTAATAGCTTGTGAAAAGACTAATCGCAAGTGTTATGGTATGGAGATTGATCCACACTACTGCGATGTAATTGTAAAGCGTTGGGAAGATTATACAGGTAACAAGGCAGAAAGATTCGAGGCTGCAAATGCCTGATGTTACAGGCGATAACAGGAAAGCCAATGGGCAATTCAAACCGGGTGTATCTGGCAATCCTAACGGCAGACCAAAGGGAAGTCAGTCAATACCAGACATACTTCGCAAGATAGGCGAAGAAGAAGGAACAACAGATGGCAAGAGCAAACTTGATGTGGTAATGTATAAAGTATTTCAATACGCATTGGAAGGCAAATCGTGGGCGGTTCAGTTCATAGCTGATCGTACAGAGGGCAAGGCATTAGAACGAGTAGAACAACACGTTACAAAGGACGAGATAATCATTGAGTGAAGTTTCGAATAAAAAAAGACAATATGCTCAAACATCAACGGCAATTCTGGGATATGCCCAATCGGATTGTCCTATTGATTGGCGGTTACGGATCGGGAAAGACTTATATCGGGGCATTGAAATCCCTGTACATGAGTTATTTGAACAGTCCAATACCGGGAATGTACGTGTCACCCTCACATCAGTTAGCGACCAAGACGATAATCATAACACTCAAGGAACTATGTAATCGTGCCGGAATTGATTACACATATAACCAACAACGAAGTGAATTCATCTTTCACAATTGGGGAGGAAAGTTATGGCTCGGCTCTGGGGACAAACCCGATTCATTACGTGGTCCGAACATTGGATGGGCAGTTATAGATGAACCGTTTATACAAAAGCGTGAGGTGTTTGAACAAATGATTGCTCGTGTGAGACATCCAGAAGCCACCAAATCACAGATATTCCTAACAGGAACGCCAGAGCAATTAAATTGGGGATTTAACTTGGCTAATGATCCAAGCCTTGATATTGGCATCATACAAGCTTCTACATTAGACAACCCGCATTTACCAGACGATTACAAACAAAGTTTATTACAAGCATATTCAGAAGAACAGATTGAAGCGTATGTACACGGTAAGTTCGTTAATCTTACACAAGGTCGAGTATATAAAGACTTCGACAGAGAAAAGCACGTTGTCAAACGTCCAGACCTAAAGAACGATAACCTTCCGATTGGTATTGCGATGGATTTTAATGTTGATGCAATGAGTTCTGAAATCTTTTATATAGGAACTAATTGGATACACGTATTCGATGAAATAAGATTAAAGAACGCAACAACATACGACATGGTTGAAGAATTGGTTAAGAGATACCCGGAAGCGAAGGTTTTTCCGGATAGTTCGGGTTCAGCCAGAAGGTCATCCGCAGTTGCGAGTGATCATCAAATCATTAGGTCGCACCCCGGCTATACAATATCTGCACCAAGAGCCAATCCGCCTGTTCGTGAACGTGTTAATTCAGTTAATAAGTTGATACGTGATGGCAACTTCTCTTGTGAGAACTGCCCTAATTTAATCATGGACTTTGAACGAAACGTATGGCACGGAAACGATATAGACAAAAGAGATTCTACCCAGAGCCATGCAAGTGATGCAATCGGTTATGGTATCAATCGTTTGTTCCCGGCAAGGCGTAGAATAATGGAAAGTGTCACATGGTAGCGTTCTTATTTGGTGTATCGGTGGCGTTTAATGTCGTGTTTATTTGTTTATGGGCGTATGGTATGTATATGGATAGAAGATTTAAAAGGGAAGCAAAGAGATTGATTAACACTCAAAGAGTGAGTACAAATATGTATAAGAATTGGATGTATGAAGCATGATGACAGTTAATGATATAGTGTTACCCGACCTTTCTGAAAAGGTTGTGCTTGAATCGGTAAGAAGGGCTCAAAAAGGATTTGAGGAAAAAGAGAATGCGGAAAGAGAAACCGCTTTGGATTTCTATTACCATCGGAACGTGGATCAGCATATTGAACAATGGTTCTCCCCTTCCACATTACAACAAGTACCGGCTTTTCCACAGAAGATCGTTCCTCGTTTTGCACGTGCAAGAAATATGATATACAAGAATCCACCAAAGCGAATGTTAAATGGCGAACAAGCAGATGACTATATGGAAGTGGCACATCATCTTGACACAAAGGCAAGAGAGTTCAATGAAACGGCTTGGCTTACGGGTTCAATGGCGTTCCGCAGTAAGTGGGGACGTGAACGAGTAGAATACGATATTATTCCTTACTTCAAGCGATACTTTGTTGAAGGCGAATCACAACCATTCGGCGTGTCTTATGAAGTAGGGCGTGATGCAAAGAACAATCGCATATTCGTATTCTGGTCCGAAGCACGTGATGGCGTACCGGGTATTCACATGAAGTTTGACCAAGCGGGACGAACAATACAAGTGAACAACGACAATATCAATCCATACGGCATAATGCCTGTGACGTTTGTTGATTATCGTACAAGTGCATCGGATGTGATAAGGGCAGCCGTACACATAGGCATTGCGAACACAGAGATTGCATTGGCAGAACGCTTTGCTTTTGGACAACCTGTGGCAACGGGCATCGAAGAAGCGACCAAGATGAAGCTTGGAATTGATCGTGTGTTATTATTGCCAGAGGGTGCATCATTTTCTTTTGTTGGCAATCCCGGTTCACTAAAAGATATGATTGAAGTGAGTAAATCATTCGCCAATCAAACGGCGATTAATAACCATCTTCGTATCAAATGGGACGAGTCGGGCAATGCACCAAGCGGTGCGGCATTGAGGATATTGGAGATGGAGAACCTTGAATCTCGTATTTCAGACATACCAATATGGAGAGATTGGGAACATGAAAGATATCAAGTGGACAGAGAGATTATCCGTGTTCATACGGGTAAAGATATGGGCGAGAATTATGGTGTGGACTTCGCAGAGGTAGAATTTCCAACAGATCAAGCACAAGAGTTTGCACGTCTTGAGTTTATGCTTGACAAAGGTTTAATGGATAGAACGGACTTAATAAGACACTTTAATCCAGATATTTCAGATGAAGATTTAGATACTCTTATAAACAGAGTGGACGAGAACAAAAAGCAAGAAGCAGAAGCACAACAACCAGAACAACCACAATTTGAAGGATTAAAAAGACTTGGCACAATTGGTTCTTAATCATATTGCAAAGATAGATGAACTTCAAGACGAGGTGATTCAAAATGCAGACAATATCTTACCATCAATAGATATTGATGAAATGCTAAAGGACACGGAAGGGTATCTGTTGAATCTTGGATTATCGTTCTTGACCGAACACGTAGGCGAGATTGAAAAAGGTGCAAAGCAAGGACAGAAGTTTGCTAAAGAGGTATTGAAGAAAAGTGGCTAAACAAGCAATAGTTGTAACAAAAGATTTTGATTTAAATAAAATCTCGTTGGACTTGACCAAAGAGTTGAATCTTGCGGGACAGATTATTCATAGAGATCATTTTCAAAGATTAGAAAGAGGTCAAGGAGTAAAAGGTGCATTAGTGCCTTCAAAGAAAGCAAGTGGAAAGACGTTGGTTGATACAGGCAAAATGAGAAATCTTGTGATTGACAAAGCCACGAAACAAAAGCAAGAGGTTAATCTTCATCCGGGAAGAAAACAAACCTATCCCGGAACAAACGTAACGATGTCAGATGTTGGTGAATTTCATCAATTCGGTGCGGGGAATCTTCCTGTTCGTGAATGGTTCGGTGTCACAACAAAGGCAGAAAAAAGAATTGTAAAGATGATTGAATTGGAAATCGAAAGACAAATAAGACGTGCCTAACATTCAGATCACAATGGCAAATCACATATCGGCTTCGGCTTCTCAAGCTGCATTGTCCATCGAGGAATTGGTTGTAACAATGAGAGCATCGGGTATGTCTAATGTCGCAATTAGACAAACATTGTTAAACGATCTCAATTCTGGCGGTCAATTGTTTGGTACATTCAGAAACAAGATTAAGAACACCGTCAAGAATGGTGTCGAATTTTCTTCTAATGATAGTGCTAACGGTGAGTTCACAAAAGCGGGAGTGCAAGAATTTAAATGGATTTCAGTTGGTGACAACAAGGTATGCGTTGATTGCGAGGGAAGGCACGGGGAAACAGGAACAATGGAGTTCTTTGAAACGATAGGACTTCCCGCTTCTGGCTTTAGTGTATGCACAACCAATTGCAGATGTCAGTTAGTACCAGAGAATTATAAAGACGAGAACCTTGATAAGCCATTGGTGAAAAAGAAAATAAAAAAACCATTATATACAAATACAAAACAAGCGGAAAACTATATTTCAAAAAAATTGAATTTGCGAGATAATAGGGTTGATTTTAGTGGTTTGGATGTTGGTGCGGCGGATGACGTGGTAAAAGGAATAGAGGAAGTTCATAAAAAAACAGGATTAAGATTTTGGGAGGTCAAAACCGTAACTAAAAATGCGTCTTGGTCGGCGGGGTATTCAAGATTTGCCAATGAATTAAAATTAAATTTAAGAAATGCAAGAAGCAATGATGTATTTAAAACAAAAGCAAAAAAATTAGATGACATCTATGAAAAAAGAATTTTAGATAGTGAAAAAACAATTTCAGAATTGAAAGAAAAATTAAGGGTATCCCCTAACAAGTCTTTAGCGTTAGAACTAAAAAGAATTGAAAACGAAATAGATGAATTAAAAAAATATTCACGAAGCAATGTTGCAAACAATATTAAAGAAGTTGTTTATCACGAATCGGGACACGGCATACAAGCGGGGAGACACCTCCCACAAGAACAAGTCGTGGAGTGGAGAAGAAGAATTAATAAAGCGGCAGAAAACGGATTCAATTCTGAATGGAAATATAAAATTTCAAGATATGGTGCTGAAACTAATGACATTTTAGGAAGTCAAACGGTAATCGGCAAAAAAGATAAGTATGGAGAATTTATTGCTGAAAGTTTTTGTGCTTATATGAAGGGCGAAAGGTCAAATATATTTCCAGAATTGTTAAAATTATTTGACGAAGCATCGGGTAAATAAAGATTTAACTAACTCAAACAAGAGGTTAAAATGGAAGAAAAACAAGTCGAAGTCCAAGACGTAAAACAGGACACCGCTGATACTGCAAGTGAAGAAAAGCAGCCCGTCAATCAAGTTCCTTATGCACGATTTAGTGAATTGGTGGACGAAAAAAACACATTAAAGGTCGAACTTGATGCGTTAAAAAAGAACGCAAAAGAAGAAGCTGAATCACGCAAACTCAAACAGATGGAAGAAAAGGGCGAATACGAAAAGATCATGGCGGAAATGACAACCAAGTATGAAGATGCGAAGAAGAAGGCGGATGCCTTTGATGAATACCAAGTAACGAAAAGAGATTCTTTACTCTCCAAGTTACCGGAAGAAGATCGTGCTATTTATGAAGGGTTACCACTTGAAAAATTGGAAGCCCACGTGGAAAAGGTCAATACGAAACCATCACCGGCTTCGGTTGATAACTCAAAACCAACATCAACAGGTGGATACGCTTCTTTTGAAGAATGGGCTTCAGTTGATCCAGAAGGATACAAGAAAGCCAACAATCCACAAACATCTGGAGATATAAAAATCGGTTATGGCAACTGATATTTTTAAAGAAAAACTTGACCCGAACAATGACCTCAAACATAAAAAGGTAGATGGTGGGGAGGACATTGAATGTACATACAAAGGCTCTAAAGTCAGCTATGATGAATACCTTGATATTCACGAAGAACGAGGGGAGAGAGTACAAAAGGGCAAGAAGCCAGATAGCATTGGTGTTTTTAGTGGGTTTGGACCGGGGAAGTTGAAGAAACCGTATGATGACTGAATTTTTTAAACGATTAAATGGGAGTTTAAGCAATGGCTTTAACTAATACCTCAACAGCTGCCGGTGGTCTCGGAAGAACCATTGGTGATGCTGTTATAGCGTTCAATCATACTAACGTTATGTTCCCACTTGTAACTGTAAAACAGGCTGCAAGAGGCTCAAACCACGTTCAGTTCTCTGATTGGACAAAACTCACTTCGGGCAATGTAAGTGCTGCGACACAGGCAACTGCGACAACTGCGGTAGCTATCACAACAGCCGCAAGGACTGCAACAATTTCAGAGCATGTAATCGAATCACAAGTAAGTGACCTCGTATTAATGGGTTCTGGTGACGATGTTGCGGGACAAGCTGGACCGGCTCTTGGTAATGCAGTAGCTGCAAAGCTTGATGATGATCTTGTTGAACTTGGAAAAACCTTTTCACAAACTGAATGTGGTGCGGGTAGTTCTTTGGCTCTTTCTCATGTATTTGGTGCAATGCGTCAAATGAGAGCAGCCGGTGCACCT